CTCTACTTAAATCAGTAACAATAGTAGATTAGGTATACCTGGAAAATCCAGGTGAAGCTATGAGGATAGCTTCTATTTATGAAAAGAAAGAAAACTTTTCATCTTTAAGTAACAAAAGTATGTGGTGTACTGGTGTAAAGAGATGTGATAGTTTTGTGAACTTTCATATTTTTCATTACAGTAAATGGACAGACTGTACGAACAGAACCTCGCTTCGGCGGGGTTTTGTGTTATGCTTATCAAAAAGGAGTTAATATGCCAAAAGGTATCGGATACCCTAAGGGGATGAAAAAACCTAAGAAAAAAGGTAAAAAGAAAAAGAAGTAGTATGGCTGAGTATCAAGGTAAATCTGTATCTTTAAATAAACCTTCCAGGATTGGAAAAGGTGAACCAGGACATGGTCGTAAAAAGTTTAAGGTGTATGTTAAGGATGGCGACAAAGTTAAGAAAGTAATGTTCGGCGACCCTAACATGGAGATAAGAAAAGATAACCCGGCTGCTAGAAAATCATTTCGTGCTAGACACAAATGTGATACAGCATCGGATAAGACAAGTGCAAGATATTGGTCTTGCAAAATGTGGTAGGAGTAACATGGCCGGTAAAAGAGTAACTTGGAAGTATGGCGACAAAACTTATAGCGGAACTTTAATTAGGGAAACTAAAACACATAAGTACGCCAGGACCAAAAATGGTAAAACTAAGGTCATACGAAAAAAAGTTTAATTGAAAGTAGCATGCCCTAAGTGTGGCCTATACTTAAACTACGATATAGACAGGTCTAAAATGACTTGTTTAAACAAAGAGTGCGAGGGATACAATAAATGACAAATGTTAAATTATGCTTTGCACAATCTTGTCATAATGTATTAAAACCACCTAAAAGAAAATTTTGTTCTGCTACTTGTTCTAAGGCCTATCATAATAAAAAATTTTACGCCCAACAACAAGGCGCAGTCTATGAACCCGAACATGATGGTAAACCTGTAGCACAACCTAATGTACAAAAACGAAGAGGTGTTGTATATGATGCCTTAGTAGAAAAAGAGTTAGGGCCATTAATACTTAAAGGTGATTTAAAAAAACAAGATGCTGCTGCACTCTTAGACTGTACAAAAGCTGCTTTATCCTATGCATACGCTGCATGGATTGAAGATATGGAGACTAAAGAAAAAGCAGAGAACTGGACTTTACCTGCTAAAGCAGAGAAGTCATTAGCTGACTTTAAGTTATTTAGAGATAGGTATTTTCAAACAGAGACTGGTGAACCCTACCAAACTCCGGAGTTTCACATTAGATGGATTAAATCTATTCTNGAAGCTATNGAACATGGAAATCAACAGATGATACTATCTCCTCCACGACATGGCAAGACAGACCTACTAATTCATTTTGCTGTATGGCTCATAATTAAGAACCCTAATGTTAGAATATTGTGGGTAGGTGGTAATGAAGAGATATCTAAGAATGCTGTCGCTTCAGTAATAGACCAGTTAGAGAACAATGAAAAACTTATCGAAGAACTCTGCCCACCTGGAAAAAGTTTTAAACCAACTAGCAGAGCAGGAAAAGCGTGGTCGCAAAGTGGGTTTACTGTTGGTACTCGTACTGTTACCGGTATTAAGTCTCCTACCATGGTTGGTATCGGTCGGGGTGGAAAAATTCTTTCACGAGATTGTGATATTATCATAGGCGATGACTTAGAGGACCACTCTTCTACAATGCAACCTGCATCAAGAGAGAACACAAGAACCTGGTGGACAACAACATTATCTTCTCGAAAAGAGGAACACACAGCTTTAATTGTTATTGGCTCCAGGCAACACTATGACGATTTGTATTCTCATCTACTAGACAATGAAAGTTGGAATACAATAGTAGAAGAGGCACACGATACAGGGTGTACTTTACCCGATTGGAATGATGAAGCTCACCAAGACTGTATGTTGTGGGCAGACAAAAGAACTTACAAATGGTTAATGGGTAGAAAGTCTGCTGCAGAGACTACTGGTGGTAGAGCTATTTATGAGATGGTCTATTTGAATGTTGCAATGCCTGATGGGATGGCATTATTTGACAGCGTTGAGATAGAAGCATGTCGTGACCAAAGTAGAGAAATAGGGCAAGTACCTGCAGGAGTTAGGTTAATTGCAGGACTTGACCCGGCATCAGTTGGATACCAGGCTGCATTCTTATGGGGATATGACCAGGCATCTAACAAATTGTATATGATTGATATGGAGAACTCACTAGGTGGTGGTATTCCACAAGCATTAAAGATAATGAAAGAATGGTTTGTGAAATACAATCTAGCCCACTGGGTTATTGAAGAGAATGGTTTTCAGCGTGCAATTAGACAAGACCAATCTATTAGAGATTTTGCAGGTAAGCATGGTGTATTTTTAGAAGGTACGCAGACTTACTCTAACAAACATGACCCGATATTTGGTGTTACAGCTATGAGGCCATTGTTTGAACAACAACTAATTTCTTTGCCATATCTTGGATTTGAAGCCCAAGAAAAGGTAAACTTATATAAAAGTCAGTTGGTGTATTTCAGTTCTGCTCAAAATAAAAGCAGAAGTGTTGGACAGAAGTCTGACTTAGTAATGGCTAGTTGGTTCCCAATGAAAACTATTCGTAGACTTCAGAAGGAAAGACTTGCTACAATGGGACTTGAATATGAACCATCTTTTAGTGGTTATGAAGGTAGTAACATAGATTTGGATAATTGGAGATAATGAAAACAGCAGAAGAAATTTACAGCAGAATATACGAGTTGAGAAGTCAACACGCAGATGTTATCAGTGAGAAAGATAAAATCAGAGCCATTATGAATGGTGGTGCTGATGGTATTAAAGCGTTGCTCGGTAAACAAATGCGAGACATGGACTATAACCAAATACCTGCACCGAACTTACTGTACTCCGCTATGGAACGATTTGCACAAAAACTAGGTAGAGCGCCTGACTTAAAAGTAGATATCTTTAATGACAAAGATAGTGAGAGAGCTACTAAGCGTGCAGAAAAACTAGAACGCATTGTGCATTCTTATGATGAAGCACAGAAATTAGATTTACAATTACCACAAGTTGGTAGATGGCTACCTGGTTATGGATTTGCTGTATGGGTATTAAAAGAAAAGAGAGATGCTAATGGTGTTCCTTATCCTTATGCAGAAATCAAAGACCCTTACATTTGTTACCCAGGATATTTTGGAGAAGGACAACAACCTAAAGAGTTAGCTGTTATACAACGCATACCTCATAAGGCCTTAGTTGAAATGTATCCTAAGCACAAGAATGTTATTTTAGATGAGATTGATGCTGAATATAACACTATGGCTTATATGTCAAGTTATGACAAAACATGGGCTAACCAAAGTGGTACAGGTAAAGTTGTTGCAGAATACTATGATGATGAAGGTACTTATATTTTCTTACCGGAAAATCAAATTATTCTAGACTTTATTCCTAACCCACTTAAATCCGGACCAAGATTTGTTGTGGCAAAAAGATTTAGCTTTGACCAAATGCAAGGTCAATTCCAACATGTTATAGGACTAATGGCTAATATGGCGAAGATAAATGTTCTATCTGTCATTGCAATGGAAGATGCTGTGTTTACAGAAACCAACATCATTGGCGAGATAGAAAGTGGACAGTATAAGAAAGGACGATTGTCAGTTAACTACTTGACACCTGGAAGCCAGGTATCTAAACCAACAAACAATCTACCCTATCAGCTGTTCCAACAGATAGATAGACTAGAAAGACATCTTCGTCTAGGTTCTGCATATCCAGTATCAGATGATGGACAAAGTCCTAATGCATTCGTTACTGGTAGAGGNCTAGAAGAACTAGGNCAATCTGCATCATTACATGTACGAGAATATCAAGTTGTACTTAAAGATGCATTGGAGCAGATTGACACTAAGAGATTAGAGTGGGATGAGATTATGTATTCCAAAATGCGTAAGCCTCTTGCAGGATTTAGAAATGGAACTGCATTTAAAGAGACTTATGTACCAGGTTCTGATATTGCTGAAATGTATAAGACAAGAAGAATTTATGGTGTTATGGCAGGGTTCGATGAACCACAGAAAATTATTACAGGCCTACAGCTAAAACAACAAGGTATTATCGACAAACAAACATTACAAGAAAACATGGATGGATTAGATAACATATCTCAAATCAATTCAAGAATTAATGCAGAGAGAGCAGAGAATGTTTTATTTGAAAGTCTTATGGCACAAGCTGCACAAGGTAATCCTAAAGCAACAATGGCTGCTATTGAGATTAAGAAAAATCCTCAAAACATGAATAAAATTCTAGAGAAGTTCTATACTCCTGAAGGTGACGAGATGTCACCTGAGGAAGCCCAAATAGCGCAAGCTGCAGGACCGCAAGGACCGCAAGGACCTCCTCCAGGATTACAACAAGTGTTAGCACAAGTTGCAGCACAACAAGGAGGTGGACAAGGTGGCTAAAGATTTTGACCCAATGGAAGAAACTGATAATCTTTTTTACAATATCATTAATGAAGAAGATTGGGATATACAACTCGACTTAGATGATACAGACCCTAACTTAGAAGAACTTGTTATTAATTTAGAAGGTACTCCAGTATTTTTTGAATACCTAGTTCCTGGACCTATGGATGGTGTTCTTATTAAAATAATGATGAGAAAATTAAATGACAAACAACAAAACAATTTTATGAAATTTTTTCAAAACATCGGAAACTTTTTAGAAGACGAGGATAAAAAATATGGTTAGAAAATCAGCATCAGAAAAAGCAGCTTCACAAAATACAGATTTAAAACCTGACCCTGCAACAGCAGATTTATATATACCTAGAAAATCAGGTGACCCAACAGGACAAAGTGGATTAGTTAATGATGTGCTTGCACCAGGTTTAAATGCAGAGACAAGTGGACCTGATGGTGCAGGAGCGCAACAAAATATAGTTACACCTATGGGTAGACCTATAAAATTAGGAGCGCAAACTAAATATCAAAGCGAAGATGTTGCAGNNGGATTAGCAACAGCAGGTGCAAACATTCCAGGAAAACAATCACTAGATGTTGAAAGTTATTGGATAGGTTTAATGGAAAGATTTAATGACCCTATTATTGCAGAGTACTTAACTCCTGATGCTTATGCTGCACCAAGAGTAGAGCCAATAAATAAAAATGAAGCTGATACAGAGACTACCTAATGAGGTTTTCTCCTTTTAACTTTTCAGCTTCTCATATATCCGAAGCGATAGCAGCAGAAACTCTTAACAAAGTTAACTCTTATAACTTAGGTCAACAGATGGCACAAACGCCTAAAGGCCAAGAGATGGCTAGGAATTTTAGTGAGTTAGGTAATACATATCCTAATGTGCCATTTAGAATGAATGCATATCAAGCAATGGCAGGAACTAATGCAGGCGATGGTAATGCATTTCAAACTGCATTAAAAACACAAGAATTATTAGCACAACAAAATACTTATAACCTTAAACCAGTCACACAAGTTGGTGGATTAAAAAGAGCATTCCAAGTAGGTATGTTAGGTTTAGACAGCATGTTTCAACCAGTATCAAGAGGTTTTAAATCTGCAGTAGTTGCAGCACAAGCTACAGGTAAATCAGTTCCTGGAACAGTTGCATTAGCAACTCTTGCCGGAATACCTGAAATCTTTGTTGGTGATAAAGGTGAAGGTGGCGGTGCGGTTACACAAGGAATATTAAATGCTGTACTTGGCGATAACGCAGGTGATAAATATAGAGAAGCAAGAGATGCTTATGGACCAACAGAACTTACAAGATATATACAAGAAAAAAATAAAGGTAATCCTATAAACCTAGGTACTGGAATGATGCCTAACTCTGTAAATTTAAAAGAAACACAAGAATATTTAAATGCAATTCGTGCAGGAGCTACGCAACAAGTAGCTTATAACAAAGCTAAATCTGTTTATGGTAGAGATATTACAAATGCTTTTGACCAAGCAGAAGATAGATTTAAATATACAACAGGGCGTGGAGAAAAAATAAATATATCTCCTGGAAGAATAATTGCATCTACAGTAACTAATCCAGGAAGTACAGGATACAGCGTTATATCAGGAGTTATTGATGGTGTCTTTCGTGTAGCTGCTGACCCTATGAACCTAGCTTTAATGTATGGTGCAGGTGTTAAAACAGCTATGAGAGGTTTATTAAATGCAAATCAACAAGCAGTTAAGTCAACTGCAAAAGGTTTAAAAAATATAAATTTTTGGAAAGGATTTTTACCAGGTAAAACAGGTAAAGAAAACAGAGCTTTGTATTATGGAAAATCTGTTGATGATGTCAAAAATTCTCAATGGGGTAAAGATTTCGGAAAAGCAATAGCAGATTTACAAGGAGATGAAGGATTAGCTTTTTTACGAGATATAAAAGAGTTTGATAGATTACCTGTATCAGTACTACAAGTACTTACAGAAGTTGATGACCCATTGCATGTGTGGACAATACTAGACACAGTCGCTAAAGGTGGAAGGTTAACAGAACAAAACTATGATGACATCTTTAATGTTATAAAAGAATATGTACCTGAAGGAAGAAAAATAGAATTAGATAGAGTTAGAGAACTAACTAAAAAAAATAGAAATGTAGGGTTAGAAGCACTGCCTTATAAACCTACTGCTTATGGTGAGTTCTTTAATTTTATGAATAAAGTTATTACTGGTAAAGCAACTGATGTTGCACCATTAAGAAAACTAGCAAAATTAGGAGCAGAAAAATCCCAAGTATCTAATTTTCAAACAAGAGGTTTACTAGGATTAGGCCAACAAATAAGAATGGCTTTACCTAAACATATGCAGAGAGCATTTCAATTAAGACCTGAAGCTGTAGTTATGTGGTCACAATTAGATGAGAGTGTAAAAAATCTAGACAATATGATGAAGATAGCATTTGTTGACCCTAAAACTAGAGGTAGCATTATGCGTGAAGCCCTAGGTGCAGCATCACAATCACAATTAGACGATATTGTAAATGCAACAAATCTAGAAATTGCAAGTAGTCTTATAAAACAGAACCCTAATTTAAAATTTGATATTGAAGAAATAGTAAAACAACAAGCAAACTTTAACGCAGAAATGGAAGAGCTAAGAAGTTTTTTTAGTGGTACAGCAGGTTCACTTGCATTTAATGGTACAAAAATTAAAAAAAGATATAAGACTTTAATTAAAGATGTAAAAGAATATTATGAACGAGTTGGTATAAAAGATTTCGATGATGGACAGTTAGAACGATATATCTTTGAAGCAGTTCCTACAATGCATTTAATGTCACAAGCATCTAGCAGTTTTGCATTGTTGTTAGACCCACAAGATATTGTTCGTGCATCTAAAGCACATCAACAACTTCTTGGACCGGAGGAAAGTTTACTAAGAGCATATGGTAAAAACTTAGGTCTTATAGAAGATAAAGATTGGGTTAAACAATTTAAAATTCCTAGAAGAGCTACAGCTGAAGCAAGGTCGTTAAAGCCACAGGGAGCTATAGATTATCATTTTAACAATCTGCAAAATAATTTCTTAAAACCATTATGGATGATGAGGTTAGCTTTGTTGCTTCGTGTAGTTCCTGAAGAAGCATTAAGAAATGCTTATGCCGGAAAAGTCAATCCATTTACAAGTTTCTTTAAAAGATTATCTTTGACTTCTAATAAATATTATGAGTTCTTTAATGTCGAGAGAGCTGAGGAAGTAGCAAGAATACATGATAATCTTGGTGAGCTTGTTATGACAGTGCAAATGAAAGCTGACGATGTAGAGTTTATGAAGAATGTTATTGATGTAGATGATGTATCAACCTTAAATGCATTTGATTATAAACAAGCACAAAAACTAATGAAGCATTATGCTCTTGAAACTAACTATAAAGGTGAAGTTAGTGAGTATATGATAAATGCAGCAGTAAACAATTTTGATATAAGAAATGTTAAGTTTGCAGAGTTAACTGAAAAAACATTTGAAACTAAAACTAAAACAATAAAAGCAACAGCACAAGGTGCTATAAAAGGATACGATAAAAAAGTATACAATTCGATGGGTGAAGCACTAATTGAAAGTGGTGGTTTTACAACATCATTAGATGAAAGACAATTTATTGATTTGGGATATAGAGGACCTGCTGAAGGAGATGTATTCGTATCTGCATATAAAGATAAAGAAATGGTTCTTGGTAATCTTGGAACAATAGAAGCAGAAGCAGCCAAAGTAAATCTTACTCCTGCAGCATACTTAGACACACAAATAGATAATCTATTTTTTGATGATGACACAGTTGGTTTATTAAGGAAAGATAAACATGCAGTAGGTGTTTATACAGATAAAGATGGAAACATAATGATAGATGTTTCTATTGGATTAAGTGGAGAAAATTCAATGAGCAATGCTTTGATGATGGGTGTCAATGCATTCCAAGAAAGTGTTTATGTGACAAACAAACAAGCAGCTATAGACCAGGGATTTGAAAAACTATTAGCTACTGGAGATAACGAAGGTCTAATTTTTTTGCATAGAGTGCAAGCAGGTAAAGGCGCAGCATCAATTAATTACGATAGTGTTATTAACAAACCTGTACTTGAAGCACTATTTCCACATAACTTCGATGCACTAAAAGTAACTGTTGATGAAGTCAAAGGTGCAGCAAGAGGAACTCCAGGAGGAAACCTTTTTAACAATACACCGGAATATTTATCTTCTCTTGGTGAACAAGCTGTCACATCTGCATTTAAAACAGGTCGTAAAGATTTAATAGAAAATATGTTTATTCAAGTAGATAAATATACACCTACTGGAAAAATAAACCCAAGATACTGGGAAGCATTATGGACAGAAGTAGAAATATTAGCTACAGACCCTATCGCTGTAAGAATTGCAGATTTAGGATTAGATGAAACATTTGCATACCTAAGAGGAGATGGCAAAGAACTGCTACAAGATTTAGTAGCTAGGAGTTTTAACGATGGAGATAAAACTTATTTAAAAAGTGATAAAGCATTAAAAGAATATTTAGAAAGTGTTCAATATAGAATTGCAAGACTTGTAGGTGCAGAACACAAAATTATAAATCCACAAACTGGTGTCGAGTTATCAGCAGAAGCAGCAAGACAAATAGATTTTAAAAGTGGATATAAAGTATTTCCTAAGTTTGTAAGCGACTTATCTTCAGTCAATAACTCACAAATACTAGAAATGATTTCTAATGGTGGAGTTTATAAAAGAAAAGACTGGGTTAAGTGGAAGCAACATAACCAATTACTTAAAGGTAATTCAGCAAGACTTGGTGGTAAAAGTATTAAAGGTAAAGCTAATGAAGCATTTTATAAAGAACTAATAGAAGTATTAAGTCCTGAAGTAGATAGAGCAGGATTAGGCCCATCATCATTGCCCGCTAAGTTTGATGGCACACAAAGAATAAGTGAAAGCGGAACTATGATTGCAGGTGAGGATATAGTTGCAGCAGGATTTTTTGATGACGCTGCTTATGCAGGTACAAATCTTCCACAATTGCGTAAGTTGGTAGATACAGGTTATGATGTATTACTAGCTAAACCCTCTAATAAATTAAACAGAGACCCATTGTTTAGATATTCTTTTTATGAAGAAGCTATAGAGTTAATGGCCTATATGGATGACGCTACTAGAGCAGAGTTTCTTAAAGGTGCAGAAGCATGGGTAGATGGAAATAAATTATGGGATAACTTAATTGAAGCTGCGAAACAACCTGCTGTAGAAAATACAGTTACTTCATTAAAACAAGCAGAAGATATATTAAAACAAAAAGCTATGGAAACAGTAAAAACATTATTGTATTCAACTTCTAATAGACATATTGCTTCTGATTTGTTTAACAAGTACATACCATTTCCTGAAATATGGGCAGAGGTATTTCAATCATGGGGTAAATTAATTACAGAAAATCCACAAAAGTTTAATAAGACAAGAGTAGCTATAGACAATGGTGAGAGTGCAAAACCTTGGGATAGTGAAAATGGTTTCTTAGAAGAAGACCCAAGAACTGGCAAGATGATGTTTAACTATGTTGATGCATTGAACATATTAACATTTGGTGTTGGTGGTAGAGCATTAAAAGCTGTAGCACAACAAGCAGCATTCGGTGAAAATATGGAAGAAGATGGTGTAAGACTTGCTATACCTGGATACGCTAGTGGTCTTAACTTAATTGCACAAAATGGTTTCGCTCCTGGATTTGGACCTCTTGTCACAATACCTGCAAACTATATTGTAGATAGGTTACCTGTACCTAAAGTTATGCAAGATTTCTTTTTAGGTTCTTTCGGTAGAGGTAATCCTTTTGACCAACTGCCTGCCTGGTTACAGAAGTTATGGACAAGTGAAGAGACATACAGTGTTGAAAGACAACAAGCATTTGGTACAGCGGTTATGGATACTTACAGTGCTTATGTCTTAGCAGGTAAAGTGGACCAAACTAGCCAAGTAAGTATAGATAAGTATATGGATAAATCATTTAAGAAAGCTAAAAGTTTATTTATTTTTAGAGGAACTACACAGTTCACATTACCAACTGGTATACAACCAAGAATAGAAGTAGAAGATAAAGAAGGAACTTGGTGGGCAACACAATCACTAAAAGTAAAATATGATGAAATGTTATTAAAAAATGGATATGACTATATGCAAACCGATATAGACTTTGAAGAAAAGTTTGGTATTAATCCAATTCCATTAACACAATCTAAGAGTGAGACTATGGGCAAAAAGCCTATAAAAGAACATTCTTACTTTTGGTGGAATGAAGGAGATAGAAAAGATTTATTAGAACCAGGTGCATTACCAAATACTGGTATTTATATACAACCGGATACAGTAGAAGATGAATTATATTATCCTGCGTTTTACGAAATACAAACTAGGAATTTAAGCCCTAGAGAGTATCCGCAGTTTATGCAACAGTCACAAGCTATCTTTGAGTTAGAGAAAAAGAAAAAAGAAATTAGAGAGACTGAACCTCAGCGCAACTGGGATGATGCTTACAAAGAAGCTAAAGAAAAAATCCAGGAGGAATATGACATAAATATTTATAACTTTGTTGGCAAACAAGAGCGAGCAACTTGAAACTATTATGGGTGAGTTAGCTAATTGGAAAGATTATCCACTAGCAAAAAATTCCCCGGAATATCCTTTTGTAGTAGAGTATTTAAAAGAACGAGATAATGTTATAGATGTTTTAATAAACAATGGTAAATATAGTTATACTAACATTAAAGGAGAAAAGTTATCTGTAAGGATATCAGGTTCTACTAGAGAAAGTAAAAAACTTTCTGGTGATAGTAATGATTACCTTAAAGCACAAGAGTTAATGAGGTTTATTTGGGCAGACATAATAGCTAAGTCTGATGGAACAAACTTTGCTAAACTTGCTAATGAAGTATTGTTTTATGAGATTAGCCCAGTGAACCCTAGAAATGTAAAGGACAATTAATGGACCCGGAAGAACAAGAAGAACAAAGTATATTAGACCTTGAAAATGAAGGTGGCGTTGATGTTGTAGAGATATCCGACCAAGGTATTGGTGCGGAACCAATAGATATAATTATTAATGACTATATAAAAAGTGCTAGATATACAATAAAAATAACTAAAGTAAGCGATAGAGGTTTTAACATAGACACAAATTTAAAACCTTCTTCATACGACATTAGTCAAATGCTTCAAGATGAAAATATGAGAGATTTTTTCAGCGATGAAACTATAACTTTATACAATAAAGTATCAAGTGAAAATGATATAAATTCTTTAGGTGCATTATTAACATCAGCAGATAAAGACATTAGAAGTAATCCTACTATAGTAGATAGGCCTAATCCTGGTTCAGCCAAAGGTTCTACTACTTACTCATTCAACAGTAAAATAAAATCATATTCTTATAATGTAGATGAAGTAGTAGATAGTATTGACAGAACGCTTAACAGTGATGACTATAAAAAAACTAGAGAAGCAGAGAAAAAAGCACAAGATAGTGCAGATGTAGCAGAATATATTGGTGATGAGTATGGTACATACAGAAGTTCTCATCCTTATTGGGGCTACAAGACAGACAGAGATGGATTTATACCTTCT